AACTACGTTGTAGAAGAATGGATGCAAGACAACAAACTAGCTATTGAGCGTGGTATTAAGGGCGAAATCGCTGAGGACTTCATAAGTGGTTTGAAAAAGTTATTTGAAGATCACTACATTGATGTTCCAGATGAAAAATATAATGTGCTCGAAGATCAAGCTTCTAAAATTGAAGACCTTGAGAAAAAACTTAACGAACAAATCGAAAAGAATGTTGAACAGAACAAACAGATCGGTGAATTAAAAAGACAAGACATCATAGATGAGGCGTCTTCAGATTTAGCTGATACTGCAAAAGAGAAGTTTAACAAACTTGCTGAAGAAGTTGAGTTTTCAAACGAGGAAGACTTCAAAACTAAAGTATCTACTATTAAAGAAAGCTACTTTGGTGCGAAGAAGGAATCTTCAACTGAAATAGATGATGTAGCGGTAGGCAATGAATCACAGGTAGATCCTGCTGATTTATCGAATAGTATGGCTGCTTATACCGCCGCTATAAGTAAAACAAAAGACATTAAAATTGTCAAATAATATAGAGGGAGAAAAGTATAATGTACTTATCTGAAACTTACGAAAAAAAATGGCAGCCAGTCCTAGAGCATCCTGATTTACCAAAAATCGGTGATTCTTACAGACGTGCCGTGACTGCTACAATCTTGGAAAACCAAGAAAGAGCACAAAAAGAGGATCAAGCATTCTTAAACGAAGCTGCTCCTACAAACGCAACTGGTTCTTCAGTAGCGAATTGGGATCCAATCCTAATTTCTCTAGTAAGAAGAGCTATGCCAAACTTAATCGCTTATGATATTGCTGGCGTACAGCCAATGACTGGTCCAACTGGTCTAATCTTCGCAATGAGAAGTAGATACACTTCACAAACTGGTGCTGAAGCATTATTTGATGAAGCTGATACAGATTTCTCAGGAAGAAACGCTGCTGGTGATTCAACTGCTGGTCAAACTGCAGGTGGACACACTGGTTCAAACCCATCAGTATTAAATGACTCGCCTGCTGGTGCATACAGAAAATCAGAAGGTATGACAACTGGTACTGCTGAAGCATTAGGAGATTCTGCGAACAATGCATTTGCTGAAATGGCTTTCTCAATTGAGAAATCTACAGTGACTGCTAGATCAAGAGCTCTTAAAGCAGAATACACTATGGAATTAGCTCAAGACCTTAAAGCTATCCACGGTTTAGATGCAGAGACAGAACTTGCAAACATTCTATCTGCTGAGATCCTTGCGGAAATCAACAGAGAAGTTGTAAGAACTATCTACATCAACGCTGAAAAAGGTGCATCTGCAAACACAGGTACAGTAAACACTACTACAGAGGGTGTATTTGATTTAGATACAGACTCAAATGGTAGATGGTCAGTTGAGAGATTCAAAGGCTTAATGTTCCAATTGGAAAGAGAAGCTAATGCTATCGCTCAAAGAACAAGAAGAGGAAAAGGTAATATAATTATCTGTTCTTCTGATGTTGCTTCTGCACTTCAAATGGCAGGTGTATTAGATTACACTCCAGCTCTTAACAACAATCTAAACGTTGACGACACAGGTAATACTTTTGCTGGTGTATTAAACGGTAGATTTAAAGTGTACATTGACCCGTACTCAGCAAATAACACTGCATCACAATACTTTGTTGCAGGTTATAAAGGTACTTCACCTTACGATGCTGGTATCTTCTATTGTCCATATGTACCACTACAAATGGTAAGAGCAGTTGGTCAGGACACTTTCCAACCGAAAATCGGTTTCAAAACGAGATATGGCTTAATCGCTAACCCGTTTGCTGAAACTGGTGCGGCTTCAGGTGCAGTTTCTGCAGTTGATAACGCAGGTTCTGCTAACTCAAATAGATACTACAGAAGAGTCAAAGTATCAAACTTAATGTAATCTATATTACATATTTTAGAAAAAGGCGAGGCCATAAACCTCGCCTTTTTTGTATCTAATAAATAACACTATGAAGAAAATTTTAATTCAATATCTTTACATATTCATCATAACACTTATAATGTTATGTATTTTTTTATCAGTAAAAGCATGCGAAGTAGAAGATGTAAAAGATGAAACATTACCGATATGTGAAGAATACCAAGTATCAACAGAAGATAATCCTTGTAAAAAGGAGTATCAACCTAGTATTAATGAAATAAGTGATGCATTAAACAAACTAGGTGAAACAGGAACGCTTCCTAGATAACATATAAATAGTAATATGACAACTACAAAATCATATTCACGTCAACCTACAAGTATTGATTACGCAAGTCCTACTCAATTTAAATTTAGTATTATAAAATTACCTAAAGTAGAATATTTCTGTACTGCGGTTAATATACCTGGTATCACACTAGGTGGAGCTATGACACAAGCAACACCGTTGAAAGACATACCATTACCTGGCGACAAGTTAACTTACGAACCTTTACAAATGACTTTTTTAGTAGATGAAAATTTAGAAAACTTCCAAGAAATACACGGTTGGTTAGTTGGTTTAGGTTTTCCACGAGATTATACAGAATTTCAAAATTTAGTGTCATCAGGTAATGATAGATTTCCAGCAAAAAATCAATCTGTAAGTAATGAGATAGGAAAAGTTAAATACGGTGCTACAAATGCTGGTGGTATATATTCCGATGCAACTTTAACAGTATTAACAAGTAAAAATAATTCGCAAGTTGAGATAAGATTTAGAGATGTTTATCCAACTGGTTTGACAGGATTACAATATAATCAACAAGCGGCAGATGTTGATTATTTAACAGCAACAGTATCATTTAATTATCAAATATATGATTTTGCCCTAACAGGAGCTTCTAGCGCATCAGTGACAACAACATAATATATAATAATGAAAATTGAAAATTTAAATTATGAAATTTATATAAATGATATAGTAGATCATAATATACATAAATCCATTCTTTTAGATTTAATAAGTAAAGTACCAGCAGAGCCTTACGAAACAATAACAAAAACGGACTGGAAATTACCTAAAAATGAACATAAAGAATATCTAAATTATTTTTACAAAAATATATTACCAACAACTTATACTAAAATTCAAAAATATTTACATAGTCATAAATATAGACTATATAATGGTTGGTTTCAACAATATGAAAAGGGTGATTCACATTGTTGGCATGTACACGATGGCGCTAATTATACAAATGTTTATTTGTTAGAATTGCCGAATAATGAATTTAAAACACAGCTATATGATAATGTGAATAAAAAAGTAATTGATTTAGATATTAAAGAAGGACAGTTATTGACTTTTCCTGCTAGTATATTACACAGATCAAAACCAAATATGGGAGCTAGAAAAACTATCATTTCTTTTAATAGTGACTTTTTATTTGATGATAAGTTAAAACTGGATTAATATGAATTACCGAATAATAGAAAACTATTTACCTCAAAAACAAGCAGATGAAATTGAATCATTTATGATTAATCCTCCTTATCCTCAGGATCCTGCACCTACTTTTCCTTGGTATTATATGCCACACCCTACAGATAATAAATTATCACAAATGCCTTTTTTTACACACGTATTTTACGACCACATAGGACAACAAAAGGACATATATTTTGATGGGATTAATAAAACCATATTAAATAGATTAGAACAAGAAGATATGAAAGATATGAGTTTGTTGAGAGTAAGAGCAAATTTATATTTAAGAAATCCAAAACCTATGTTTTCAGAACCACATAGAGATCATTTCATAGATCATAAGGTGGCAATTTATTATGTTAATACAAATGATGGATATACTTTATTAAATGAAAAAATAAAAATACCATCTATAAAAAATAGTGTGTTAATATTTGATGGTGGACAACATAGAGCTGTTTCGCAAACTGATGAAAAAGTAAGAGTGATTATTAATATCTCTTATAAGTAGTATATAACAAAAGGAAATTATATTATGACACTTGAAGAATTACAACAACAGGCTGATAAAGACCTTAAAATAAATGATACTGAACTAGATTTAGAATCATTAAAAACACCTCAATTACATAATCAATATTTAAAACATCTAACAAAATATAAGTTAATGTTAAGTCGTAGTGAAACAGAATATAATATTATGAAACGAGAAAAATGGGAATACTATACTGGTAAAGCAGACGCTAGTGTATATGCTCAAAAACCATTTCAATTTAAATTACTTAAAACAGATGTTGACAAATATTTAGAATCAGATATTGATTTACAAAAACTAAAACAAAAAGTAGATTACATACAAACAACAGTAGATTTTTTAGATAGAACAATTAGACAAATTTCAAATCGTGGTTTCACTATTAAAAATGCTATTGACTGGAGAAAGTTTACTAGCGGAGCAATTTAATGAATATAGAAGTTTTTGATAATTTAGTTGACTATTCTATACGAAATAAAGTTTATGTATTTTGTACAAACTCTCAATTTAGATTGGGTTGGGAAGATAGTGACGAATTGTCTAAAAACATAATAAAAAATATTCACAGTAGTTGGGATTTAAAAGATTTAGAGTCATCAGGTATTGAACCTTATATTAAAAAAGCATTTTCACAATCAAAATTATTTACTTACAATACTGAAAAATTATGGCGTATAGAACTCAATTTAGTTAAATCTGAAGATGTACATTTTGTACATACACATAGAAATAAAGTTGTGGCTTTATATTATGTTAATTTAGATTGGCAAGATGGTTATTATGGTGAAACTATGTTTTATGATAATAAGAATATTAATAATATAATATACACATCACCATATGTTCCTGGCAGAATAATATTATTTGATGGTGATTATCCGCACTCAATTAGACCACAATCCACAATCGCACCAAAATTTAGATTTACAATATCTATATTTTTTGATAAATGACCACAACCAGATATATCATCATAGATAAAGTAAACGAAGTCTATCTCAAAATAGAAGCAGACGCTGATATTCGTAGAGAGATTGGTGAGTTTTTTACGTTTGAAGTACCTGGTTATAAGTTTATGCCTCAATATCGTAATCGAGTTTGGGATGGAAAGATACGATTATTTAATTACGCCAGTGGTAAAATCT